GTCCTCAGCAGCCTCTCCGGGCACGTCCCCTGAAACCCAGAGAGGCTGCTGAGGACTATGCGGCGGTGTCGCCCTCGACGCGCACCGTGCCGCCGTCACTGTCGAGCGCAACCGTGTTGGCTGCGGTACGACGGATCCAGAGGCACTTGACGTTGGTGGCCGCGATGTTGCCAGGGGTGGTGGCTGCGGTGCCCTTCGTCGTGGGCGCAGTGAACGAGGCACCAGCCGGTGCTGTGTTCTTGTTGGCGATGGTGACGGCCTGCGCCGAGGCGTTGCCGACAGCGGACGACGCTGTGGTGTCCCATCCGAGCGCGAGCGACGTTCCGCCTGCAGTCTCTGCGCTGAGCCAAGCCACAGGAGACTGCCATGCCAGGGTCGCGTGCGCGTTGTAGATGAACAGCGCCTGGTAGTCCACCTGCGACGCGGCGTTCTCGTCGCCGGTGGTGTCAGGGAACAGGTTGTTGAGCGCAGCGTCGGTGATGTCGGCGTTGGTGATGTACTTGCCGAGCGACGTGCCTGCGGCGCCAGGTGCAGTGCTGTTGCCAGCCGCGCCTGCCGTCGTGCTCATGCGGAAGTGGATATCCGTTGCGGTGATGGCCATTACGGAGTCACCTCCAGGACGTTGCCGGCAGCGTCGAACGTGATCGACCCTGCGTTGGTGTGAACGGTGGTGTTGGCCGGGACGACCGTGTCAGATCGGACGTAGCCGACCTGCCGCTCGAACTCGATCAGTTCCACCATGGGCTCGCCCGTGGCGTGCTCGGTGTAGTGCTGCTCGCCGCGCTGGGTGGCCATCGTCTCCTCGGGCCATCCGCCGGACGAGAAGCCGCACCGTGGTGCATCGCAGACGAAGTCGAACGCTTCGCCGTTGGCTACGACAGCCATGATGTGCATCCTTCCTTGACGAGGCAGTGGGAGCCGACGGTGCGCGCGCCGACTCCCACTGCGGTCCTCATGACTGCGCGTTGGCCGCGTCGTCTTCGGCAGCCTGTGCTTCGGCAGCCTTGGCCTCGTCGTCGGCTTCGAGCCGCTCGACGAGTTCCGCCTTGGTCCCCGATGCCGGCAGGTCGCGCGTGGAGAGTTCGTACTGCATCTGCGCCTTGGTCCAGTCGGCGTAGGCGCTCTCGGACTCGTCCTCCATGCTCCCGTCGTCATCCGGATCTGCATCTGCAGGAACGGAATCCGGGAACATCTCGTCCGCCACGCGAAGGTCACCGACCTTCCCGCGCTCCTCCAGCCACGCCCGGTCCTCTGCAGAGAGAGGCTGCGTGAGATCGATCTCTCGTCCCATGTCAGATCACCCTCACACGTACAGAGTCGGGATGGTGTAGGAGCCGGCAGCCGTGATCTGGAACACGACGCCTGCGCCGCGCTGGCGGACGCCGGTGCCGAAGCCACGGTTGTAGAACGAGTTGACCAGCGGGTAGTTGGCCCGGTCGCCAGCGATGAGCCGCAGCCCGCGAAGGCTGGGGTTCTGGTGCTCGCGGAAGCCGACCGGGTTGTTGACGTTCTCCTTGCCGCCGGTGGCGAACATGAACGTGTAGCCGGTCGGGATGTAGTCCTCCTCGATGATGAGGATGGGACCGTACTGGCCGATGACCCGGAGGCCCTGGAGGTCGGCGTTGGGCTGGTTGCCGATCAGGCCCTGCGACGGCAGGATGAACGGGGCGGAGCCGAGCGCCGGGATGAAGTCGTACAGCGCGACCTTCGCGTTGTTGTTGACGGTGTTGGCCCGGAACTTGCGGATCTGCACACCCTCGGTCGGGTTGACCATGAGAACCATCTGCATGCCGTTGACCTCGGAGTACCCGTGGTGGCGCAGGTGCTCGTACATGGACTCGACGTCGTCCGAGTCGATCGTCGCCGCTCCCGACGTGAGGAAGTGGTTGTGCGACGTGGTGTGCACGATGCCGTTGTAGTCCGGCGGCTGGGTGCCGTCGTTGTTGTAGAACTTGTACACGGTGTAGTTGACCGTGCGGATGGTGGAGGCGGTGTTGACGTTGTTGAAGATCGTCTTGAACACCTTGTTGAAGACCAGACGGTTGTCGGCCTCCAGCGACGACGCGTGGAACGCCTCGACCTGCGAGGCCGTGGCCTCGGCGAGGAACTTCCACGAGAAGCGCGTGGCGAGGTCGTACCACTTGAAGTCGTACGCCAGCGAGAAGTACGACATCTGCGGACGGATGGACTTCGGGACGCCGAACTCCGAGGCTTCCTCGAAGTCGTCGGTGCCGACCTGCGGCACGTCCTCGATGATCTGGCTCACCGGGAACGTGAGGAAGTCGATCAGCGTCTGGCGACGCTCGTTGCGGAGCGCCATGGTCTGCGAGAACTCGTCCCACAGGTGGTTGAGGTCACGACCGTCGGTCGTCTGGGTGATGACGTCGCCCTCGGTGCCGATGCCTCGTGCACCACCGGCGATCGGGAGGACGAGACCCATGGCCTTGAAGTCCGGGAACTCCATGCCGCGCTTGGGCGTTGCGGACACCGCGTACGGTGCACCGTGGATGGCGAGATCGAACATGCGCGTGTTCTTGGACATGTCAGGCCGCCAGTCCCGACCCGCCGCACCGCACGACGAGGCGCGTGGCCTCGACGGTGTGACCGATCTTCTTGTTGGAGGTTGCGGTGACGGACAGCAGTCCGGTGCCGGGAACGGCGTACACCGCCGTGCCAGCAGCGATCGCTGTCGTACCGTCGGACAGAGCCGCGCCGACGATCTCGCCGTCGGTCATGACGTCGAGGATGTCGCCGATGCCCTTGGCCATCGTCAGCACGACGACGCCAACGACGCCGGTGTTGCCGGCACCCTTCACGACGTTGCCGGACGCGTCCAGGCCGACGGCCCAGATCTTGGCGAGGTCCGCCTCGACCCACGCGATCGCGGACGCGGCACGGAACCCACCCGAGACCGGGTTGTACTTGTCATAGCGAGCGGTGCCCACTACAGCCATTGTCGTTCACCTCTTTCCAGGTGAGTCCCTGCATTCCGGTGGAGCGCAGGAGATATGGAGATGACAGTTGGTCAGCGCCGAAGCGCCGGGTACTTCTCCAGCAACTTGTCGCGGTCCGCCTTGGCGACCTTCGCCGGGCCACCTCCGCCGGTCGGCTGGCCTGACGGCGGCAGGTCACTGCCGGGCGTCGGGTCCGGAGCCTTGAGCAGGTACGCATCGGACTTGGCCAGCGACTCGATCGCCTTCTCCAGTCCGGTGACCTTGCCGGCTTCGTCGATGGTGACATCGGACAGGTCGAGCAGCGTGAGCGCACGCTCCGGGTTGTGCCACGAGAACTTGTTGGACATCAGGAAGGCGTTGTTGATGCGCTCACGCTTGAGCGCCTCGTTGGCTGCCTTCTCCCGTGCTGCAGCCTCCGCCGCGTCACGCTGCGCCTTCTCGAGTTCCGTCTTGTCCTTGTCCTCGAAGGAGCGAAGCCGCTGCTCCAGTTCGTTTGCCTTCTTCTCGGCCTCGCCCTTGGCGCGGTCGGCAGCCTGCATACGAGCCAGAGCCTTGGCGTGCTCCTCCGGGGTGATCGGAGCGGTGCTGGTTGCGGGGTCGACCGGATCCACCGCAGGATCCACAGGATCCGCAGCAGGCGGTGTGCCAGCGGGGTCGATCGGGTCGGTTCCGACCGGAACACTGCCACCTGCAATGTTGTAGATCGGACGACCGTCCTTGCGATACCCGAGCACTGCGTGCGCGAGCGTCGCTTCGGAGATGGTGCGCGGGCGGGGACTGCGTGCTGTCATGTTCCAGGACCTCCTGGGCTGAGCGCCGATGGTATCTGCCGTCGGCTTGTCGCTGCGTAGCGTAGCGCATGTCGCACAATCACGTGTTCCCATGCGGCAGTTGGGAATACTGCAGTTCGTCCTCAGCCACCCTGCTGCGACATCGTGACAGGGTCTTGCTCGAGTTCCACCTTGGCGATGTAGTCGTCGTACCGGCCACTCAGCATGGCCTCGATGAACTGGTCGGGTGTTGGCAGTTCCGCAGTCACGAAGCACAGGCACTGCGGGTGCGGCTTGTCCGGGACCTCGTCCTGTGGGTACACGCCCTCGCCCAGCCCGTTGTCCGCCGTGGCCAGGTCGTCACACTCGTCCTCGCCTTCGTGACTGTCGCTCAAGTTCCATGTCACACCCTCAACCCAGGGCTGCTCGCTCATGCGGCTGACGGCGCTGGCGTGGAAGGCGTTGTTGAGTTCTGTTCTCCCAAGCCGCATCGCTGCGTACGACACTCCGCCAGGGACGTCGGGGTTGATGCTGCTGCGGACGGCTGCTGCGATCTGTGCTGCGCTCTGGCCCTGGATGAACGCATTGGTGAGGATGCGGTCGACGATGCCGTTGCTCAGCGCGCCGGTCTTGTACACCTGCTGGCTGAGCGGCACATACACATCGCCTCGCATCCGAGCGAGGGCCATGTCCAGTCCGCTGGCGACGCGCGCTGCCTCACTCATCAGGTACGCGCTGATGGACGAGTCGGTGAAGGCTGCTGCCAGCACTGGCGCCTCCATCTCGCCAACAATGCGTGCTGCGAGGCGCGCCGCGTCAAGCCTGCCCTCCTTGAGCAGTGCGTACTGTTCGGTGTTGATGTCGCTCATGACCGCACGGATGGCTGCACGTGCATTCCGCAACTTGTTGCCCTGCAAGCCTTCTGCAGTTCGCAACCTGCGCGTGACGTCATTGCTTGCCACGCGCAGGCTGTCCTTCATCCGCTTCTCAAAGTCCATGTACCAGTTGGCATACTGGCCAGGGACGTTGGGCACGGCACTCGGTGGCATGGGTCAGATCACTTCTGCCACTGCTTGACCCAGTCGAACTCCACCGTGACCTCGGTGTTGGGCGTGATGACGCCGGACTCAAGTTGCACCACCCAGCGCTGGGGCGTGGCCGGCACCATGGTGGTCGACTGGAAGTGCTCACCGTCGATCCAGTAGTCCATGGTCTTGCCGGCAACGCGCTCCATCACCATGCGGTGCCAGACGCCCTCGCCCAACTTGGCCTTGGCGAGGAACTGCTCCTTGCTGCCGTTGACGTCGGCACGGTGGTACCAGATCTGCAGCGGATCGTTGGGGTTGCCGGTGTCGTTCTCGCAGAAGTCGCTTTCGCCGTGCGCAGGCCACAGTTCGTCCTTGGGCCACTCCATGCCCGGGATGAGGTGGTAGCCCTTGACGGGCGTGCCACCCTTGCTGACCACACGCCACACGAACTCCATGCGGTGGTTGAGGATGCCGGCACCCAGGTTGGGGCTCAGCGCCGTCACACGTGCGAAGCCGGACGCAGGCGTCCACAGACGCACCTTGAGTCGGTCGTCGGCCACCGAGCAGAAGTCGAAGCCGCTGTACTGCGCCTGTACAGTGTTCTTCTTGGTGTCGGGCCAGCCCTTGGCGTACGCGCCCCAACGCGGGTACAGACCGCCGAACTGTCCTTCGGCTGCAGGTGTCTTGAAGTCCTCGAAGAACACCTCGGTCCATCCTGCGACGGTTGCGGGCGGCTCGAATCCGCTCACGTGCACAGGAGGAAGCGCCACGGGCGGTGGGTTCTTGAGCGCGAAGATCTCTGCACGCAGCGCAGCCTCGTCGAGCAGAGCCTGGTCGTGCCAGGCCTGCAGCGTTCCGTTGGCCGTGGTGAGTGCGTTGATGTGCACGTCCTGCGCATCCATGTCTGCGAGCGTGGCGTTGGCCGCCAGCAGCAGTCCGCGTGTGTCAGGCATGGTTCACTTGCCCTTCTTGGTGACGTAGGCGCCACCCTTGTTGACCGATGCTGCCTTCTTGGCTGCCTTGGAGGTGGGAACCTTGGCGACGGGCGTTCCCTTCTTGTGCATGACGTAGTTGAGCCCGGTGTTGACGGATGCAGCCTTCTTGGCGCCACCCTTCTTGCCGCTGCTGCCGTGCCCCTTCGCCTTGGCGTTGGCGGCGCGCTTCTTGGCCGCTGCTGCCTTGCGAGCCAGGACAGCCTTGTGCTTGGCTGCGGCGGCTGCCTTGTGCTGCTTGGTGGTGATGGCCCGCATCGCACGCTTACGTGCGGCGGCTGCCTTGCGCGCCACAACGCCTGCGTGCGTGGTGTTGGTCTTGGGCGTCTTCGGCGTCTTGGCCGTCGGCGTCGTCGGCGTCTTGCCACCTGCACCCGGAGCGTTGACCGTGCGCTTGGTGACGACGGACTGCGTCTTGCCGCCTCCTGCGTACGACGCCAGCCCGCTGGCGAACGCTGCGTGCATGTAGTTGCGCGTGACCTGTCCGCCGCTGCTGCCTCCAGACTTGGTGGGCGCCTTGGACTTCTGGCCGGTGGTGCTGGGCGTGGGCACTGCCTTGGCCGGAGCCTTGGGTGCGGGTGCCGAGCGACCTGGCGTCTTGGACGTGGTGTGCCCGTGCGCTCCGCCGACCGGCGTCTTCGGCTTCGGTCCTGCCTGCGGCTTGGGCGCGCTGGCTCCTGGACGCTGTCCGCCTGGAGGTGTGGTGCTGCGAGTCGGAGGTGTGCTCTTGGTCTTGTTCGGGAACGACCGTCCGGGCGGTGCCGGTGTCGGAGGGTGGAAGATCCGCGACGGTGCAGCCTTCTTGGGCGCTGCCTGCTTGACGACCGGCGCTGCCTTGGGCGTGGAGGTCTTGGGCTGCGACGACGAAGGGAACGACCGGCCAGCAGGCGCAGGGCTCGGCGGGTGGAAGATGCGCGTGGGCTTCTGCGGCGCAGTCTTGGGCGCTGTGGACTTGGTGGGCGTGGGCGACTTGCTCGGGAACATGCGCCCAGGCGGAGCGGGTGTGGGCGGACGGAAGATCCGCGACGACGTGGACTTCTGTCCGTTGCGCGATGCGTTCGCGGCCACGCGTGCCCGGTAGGCCGCAGCAGCAGCCTGCTCCTTGGACATGCGCGCCATGTGCTGTGCGCTGATCTGCTCACGGGTCATGCCCTTGAGCGGTGATGGCCTACCCATGATCGGGATCTCCCTCTGTTCAGTACTTGCAGAGCCAGTCAGGTACAGGAACCATTGCAACGTGCTGTCCGGCGAGTGCGTGGGTGCAGTCGTCAAGGAACTCCCAGACGCCATCACGCAGGTAACTGTGACACACATGAGCCATGTCCGGGCCATGCCATGTCTTGTAACTCGGTGTGAATGTGGGCTTCTCCAGATCGCCATTGAACCCCCACTCGATCCTGCCAGGGACAAGGCTGTTGGTCTGGAATCTGTGCGCCATGTCACAGCCAGGACACCACACCCACACGCTCTCACCCAGTGGCGCGTGGTTGACGTCAACCTCGCGTAGCAGTACAGCCACTGGGTTGGACATGTCAGCCCTTCTTGCTCGGCTTCACACGCACCGGCTTGTACGAGTTCTTGACCAGCACGGGCGGTGGCACCTTGGTGTAGTGCGGACCGGGCACCTTGTTGCGCGAGTCGGTGGTGCGCCCCTTGCCTGCGGTGACCGCACCCTTCACCTTGGATGCCTTGACCTTGCGACCTGCGTGTGACGTCTTCATGTCCCTGCTCCGCCTCCTGTGATTGCGCCAGCACCAGCAGGCGATCCTGCTGCTGTTCCCGATGAACCTGGACTTCCGTTGGCCGCCAAGCCTTCTGCACGCAGACGTTCCATGAACGGGTCGTTGCCCAGAGCCATGGTGATGGCCGTCTGCTCCTCCAGGATGGTGTTGGCCGCATCAGCCGGGATGTCGTACCCCAACTTGATGAGTTCCAGCCGAGCGAACTCAGCCGGGATCAGTTGCGCCGTGACCAACTGGATGAGTTCGTTGATCTTGGACGAGCGATCCACAGGAAGCGGGTCACCCACGACGCTGCCCACGATGACGCCTCCAGGGTTGAGCCCTTCGTACGCCGGGAACCAGCCGTTGGTGATGTCCCAGAACATGTGGTCGTACGTTCCCAGCATCTCCACCTCCTTCTCAGCGTTGCTGCTGAGCAGAGGCGCCATCTCGAGGCGCAGTGCGATGCCTGACATGGCCACGCTCACGTTCACGCGCCCTGCGGCTGTCTCGCCCACGCCCACGGACTGCCGCAGGTTGTCGAGCAGCATGTTGATGTGGTCCTGGTACGGCTGGACGCTGCTGATGCCGGTGATGCGGTTGAACGTGTCGCCCGCGCCGATCTCCACGACCTGGCCGGGACCCAGTTGCCAGTTGGTCTCGTTGTCGTTCTCGTCACGCGGCGGGCCTGCTGTGGTGGCGTACACGCCCAGCCCAGCGAGCGCCAGGGACAGTTCCTCGTCGGAGGCGGACTGGTTGACTGCTGCGGCCAGTCGCTCGACTCCACGGAACTCGCTGGAGCCGAACGGATCTGCAGGCTGGCGTGTGTTCTTGATGTGGTACACAGGCAGCGCTGTGATCTGCGGAGGCAGCGCCGTCTCCTTGACGATCTCGCGCACCAACTTGATGCGAGGGAGGACGTTGCCGCCCCAGGTGCGGTCGTCCCACTGGCCTGTCTCGAAGTACGCGAGCGCCGTGGTGATGGTGCCGTCGTCCTGCTTGCGGTACGTCTGGCGCCGGATGACCACCTTGTTGGCTGTGGTCTCGTCGATGTGCTGGTCGACGATGTGGCAGCCGGTGATCTTCTCCGGGTTGTCCAGGTCGTAGATCGGGAAGTACGAGCCAGGGTCGACCTCGTACATGGAGATGCGCGATCCCTGCGGCTTCTTGGGGTCAGCGACGATGTGCCAGACGGCGTCTCCACGAACCAGCCCGAACCTCTTCTGGCTGTTGAACTTTGCATAGAACTTCTCGCGGCTGAACAGCCGACGGAACATGCTGTTCACCAGCACGCGGTCAGCCGGTGTGCCCGACGCAGGGTCGACGACGAAGTCCATGTTGATGCCGAGGAAGCGGTTGCACGCCTCGACGATCATCTTGGGCGCTGGGATGTAGATGGGCGACGAGTTGCTCCCACGCAGCATCACCGAGTACGTGTCGGGCGCGTTCCAGTACATCTGGTCATACAACTGGTAGGCCATGATGCGCTCAGCATCCGCCTCACGCAGCCAGCCAGGCAGAGCGCCCATCAGCGGTCGTGCGGTGCTGTATGGGGTGAAGTTCGTCAGCATCTCCTGCTCCTGTCTAGCGGCTCATGTCTGAGTTGCGGATGCGTGTGCCGCCCATGCGTGACGGTACTCCGAAGTGTCCTCTGAAGAAGCGACCCAGCGCCTCGGGCGTGTGGTCGTCCTTCTTGAGTGGCTGCTCTGGAGCGTTCTTCCCTTCTGCTGCAGCCTCTTCTGCACTCTTGGGGTAGCGGTAGTCGTTCATCTCGCGGATGACGTTGGTGCAGCGACGGTTGATGAGCAACTTGGGCTTGCGCTCGGCGTGCCCATCGTCAAGGTGCTGCAGTTCGACGGGCACCTTGAGCCAGCGCCTGATCATCTCGATGCGGTCCTTGAGGTCGCCACCTGTGTTGGCGCTGCTGGGCACCTTGAGCAGGTTGGCCAGTTGCTTGCTCTCGCCAGGCAGCGCTGGGTCAGGGAAGAAGCGCAGCAGCGAGTCAGGCGCCAGCCCACGTGACTTGATGGCTGCTGCTGCCTCTGGGATGGTGAGGCCAGGCTGGTAGAACTCATCCAGCACATGCACTTCGTCCCATGGGCCAACCTGCACGATGAGCCAGACGAACGGGTTGGTGAAGCCGTAGTCGGAGCAGGCGAACGTCTGCCAGTCGGGGTGGTAGGCGAGGTCTTGGACATGCACCTCTTCGTCGAAGTCCTTGAACACACGCCCAACGAACTCCGTGAAGTCTGCTGCGATCTCCTGGTTGAACGTCTCACGGCTCATGTCACGTGCGAGGTCGATGACCTCACTGTCCACAGGAAGGTCAGCCGGGATGGGCTGGCCACGTGCGATGAGGTCCTGCATGATGCGCACGCCCTCAAGCGTTGTGCGATCACGGTACACGTGCGTGTTGGCCCATGCCGGCATTCTCCATGAGGCCCATGCAGTTTGCGACGGGTCCTGTCCTGTCTGCCAGCGCTCATAGAACCAGTTCTTGCCCTCTGGTGTGGACGTGAGCAGCGACCAGCCACGGAAGTCGCTGAGGGTGGGGCGGACGAACTTGGTCCACACCCGCTCCTTCAACTTGGCTGCCTCGGCGAGGATGACCCCACTGAGTCCTTCACCAACCAGCGTGTCCGGGTACTTGGCCGACATGGCGTTGATGAGGAAGGTGCCGCCGAACATGCTGATGTGCATGTCGCCGCCAAGCGGGTTGTTGTACGAGCCGGGCTTGTCGAACGGCATCTCAAGACGCGTCAGGTTGTTCCACACAACGCGGAACTCCTTCTCGCTGTCCGAGTACTCGGGTCCGACGATCCAGAACTCACGGCGCTTGCCGGTCTCCTTGAGCATGTCCTGCATGCCATACGTGAGCAGCGCCTCTGGGATCAACTCATGGCCGCCGAGTTCGCTCTTGCCGAACCGACGGCCAGCGCTGACCACGCGGTTGCGTGCTGACGATGCGACGACCTTGGCTTGTCCAGGGTGAGGGTTCCAACCCAACTCCCTGTAGCACGCGATCTTGTTGAGTCCAGATCGTGGCGAGGCCAAGGTCGTCGCAGTCATGGAGATCACTTGCCCTTGTTGGGCTTTGCAGCCTTCTTCGGGACGACCGCGTTGCGCGGCTTGCCGCCCTTGCGGAACGGCGCAGCCTTGCGCCCACCGAAGGGCACCTTCTTGGGTGCCATCACGTGAGCGTTGCGACGGCCCACGTGACCGTGGGCAGCGACGACCACGAGAGCGTGCAGACGCCGTTGGCGTCGCAGTACTCGGGGCCGATCGGGATCCAGCGCTCAGCCGTCGTCGGGATGACGATGGCCTTGTCCGGGTAGGGATCGCCGTTGGGCAGCGTGCCCGGTGTGACGATGGTGAGGGTGGTGCCCGTGGCGCCAGTGCGCACCATGAGGACTCCACCCTGCGCGTTGACGATCGTGTCGCCTGCGGCTGCAGCCTGGAACGTGACGACGGTGCTTCCGTCGTACGATGGCTTGACCTTCTGGTATGCAGTCATGGGCTAGATCGCCCCACCCTTGGTGCGCGTGGCACCCTTGGCCTTGTGGCGGGGGACAGCCGGGTAGTCGCGGGCAGGCGGGGGAGCCTTGATGCCGTCGATGCCCGACATGGTGTTGGCAGCCTCGGTGTTGGCGCTGGTCCGCTTCGTGGGGTCCGTCTTGCCGAAGCCGAACTTCGTCACACCCTTGGCACTCACTCGTGCGCCCATTGTGTACCTCCGGAGGTTGGGCTGTGTTGTCTAGACGATGCGAAGCGTAGCGGACGCGCGCCTAGAGAGGGGTGTCCTCGTCGAGCACGTCGGCATCGACGATGTTGTCCAGTTCCTCAGGCGGCACAAGGATCTTGGAGAGCAGCACCTGCCATGGCGCGTCCACGCTGATGCTGACATGCTCTGGTGTCTTGCCTGCGATGCGCTCCACAACGTACTGTGCAGCGCGGAAGCGGACAGCGTCGTCATCGCTGTACTTCATGATGGAGACCATGGTCTTGATGGCCATGATGTAGTTGTCCTCGAACATCGCGTCGCCACGCTTGAAGAACTCACGTCGCATGGCCTTGACCATCTCGGTCGGCAGGGCACGCGGAGGACGTCCAGCGAAGTTGCCGTTCTTGTTGCGGAGCCGACCACGCGCCAACTCTTCGACGTCCAGATCGTCGTACGTCAGAGTGCCATCCATGAGTTCCTTGTACCGCCCGCTGAACGACACCTGAGTGGCAGGCTTCACGCCCTTCCTCTGCCTTGTGGTCATTTAGCCCTACTCCATTCGCTACGTTGACATGCATGCGCACACTGTGCAGTACGACCTGCAATTCCCTTGCTACGCACCAGGAATGGACGTCGGACCTGACGTACTGTCCGCCGGATCCGACGCATGGATGCGCATCAGGTTCTCGATGTCCGCCTGCTCAGGCTCCGGACGTGACCGTCCAGTACCTGCATCAGTCGGCGTGTACATCCCACCCTGTCCGCCGAACTCCGACTGGTCCGTCGGCTTGATTCGCTTCGCCATCGTGTCCTCCGGGTGTTGGCAATCTCACAGAAGCGTAATGCCGAGCCGCTCAGCGACAAGGTCAACCGCGTCGTCGCGCAGCGCCGGAGCGTTGCGGAACGAGCCGGGCTCAGCCGCCACCTCCGCCTTGAATCCTGCACGATCCTTCCACAGGAGATCATGCTCACCGGCCAGCATCATGTCGACGACGCACTTGCAGAACGCCTTCCACAGCACCGGATCGACAGGTGCGTCGACGTAGTCTGTGATCCAGTTGTGGAAGTTGTCCTCCTTCAGATTGGTCTTCGGCATCAGCGGATCCCTCCACCATGCCGCAATCTTCAGGTAGTGCGCCGCATATGCACGCAGCATCTTCCTGCCCGCCGACGACGTGCTGCGCTCACGCACAGCGTCCACAGGGGTGGAACGCCGAGGGGCAATCCGCACGTGTGCCGGGTTGACGCACCGAGCGTTGCACGTCAGATCGCAGTACAGCGGGCTGCTCAGCACCCGCGCGCCATCAGCCTCACTCAGTTCGTTGGCGAGGATGTACAGGTACTTGCGAGGGTGCACCTTCTTGTCGCCGTACACCTCACGCCAGCGTGCGCTCGGCTCGATCTGCGCCTTGTTGGCACCAGGGAAGATCCAGCACTCATCCTCACCCGGACATGCAGCCCGCATCTCCTTGTACCACGAGTGCTGCTCGTACGACCGCAGCGCCCTCCCGCGCACACCACGCGTCGCTGGCCGCAGCGTCTTCGCTTCCTCATCGCGCGTTGCACGAGTCATGACACGAACCTCCAACGTTCGATTCAAATCTGTTCCTGCAGAACGATTCTCAGGAATCCCTTACAACCCTACCTTACCTCCCACACGACCATCCGAGAGGGTATTCGAGAATGCCTCGTACGAGATCACTGTTCTTGTTGTGAGAGAGAAGAGAGAGATCTCGCGCGAAACCGTTTCTATATACCCTTCCCAATGGTCCGATGGTAGTTCAGTAGGGGAGGGTACTGTCATGCTTGTCGGGATTCTTCAAATCCCATGCACTGCATCGTCTTTGAGATTCGGCCACGCCTTGAGAAGCAACCCTCTCTGATCCTTCACACGCCGAGCGAACGTGATGCAGTGTCGCGTTGCGTCACGTGCATGTTCCTCTCCAGGACGGTAAAGTCCCCATGCCTTCAGTCTTTCATCTGTTGCAGTTGTCTTGGCCATCGCAGGCTGCTGCAGGAAAGCAACCCTCCCTCGAGCATGCAGTAGGTGCTGAATTCCGAACGTGAGACGCACGGGCGACAGCACATCACGGTTCTTGTTTAGCGTGCGCAGGATGAAGTCCTCGCACACCACCGCAGCCCCAGGCCACACATCCAGCATGGCCTCGATCTCGTCGACCTGCGCGTGCTCGTCGCCGGTGATCTGGCCGAGCGTGAACATCGTGATGTTGTCCAGGATCTTGACCGTGGGGTCAAGGAACGCCTCACGGTTGAACACCATCAGGCACCAGCCCGTTGTGCCGCCAGGGTCAAGCCCAAGCTCTCCGACGAGCTGTGCGAGCTTCTCCAGAAGCTCACCGCACG